GGTCCGCGTTGAGGCTCCCTCAGCGCTCACTGTGACGTACAATAACGGATCGAGCGGCGTGGGTGCCACTCTGACCAATGCGGGCACACAGGCCGCTCTTGCGATTGACGGCATCACGCTGCAAGCGGCTGACCGCGTTTTGATCTATACTCAAGCAGACGCCACGCAGAATGGTGTATATACCGTGACCAATGTGGGATCTGGAAGCACCAACTGGGTGATGACGCGGTCCACAGACACCGACAGCTATGCTCCGAGCGACCCCGACAGCTTCGGCGAGGGCGATGCGTTTTTCGTATTGGAGGGTAACACTGGCGCCGGTGAGCTTTATGTTATGAACACCTCGGGCGCGATCACATTCGGCACGACCAACATCACGTTCACTCAGGTGGCGTCGACCGCAGTTTACACTGCCGACGGCGGTCTCGACTTGACTGGCACCGTGTTCAGCCACGCTGACACGTCGTCTCAGGCCACGGTCAACAACTCCGGCGGCACTGTGATCCAAGACGTCACTTTGGACACATACGGCCACGTCACCGGCCTGACATCACACACGCTGACAGCAGCCAATGTGGGCGCCGCAACTTCGGGACAAGGTGCTCTGGCGGACAGCGCCGTGCAGCCCAACGACGCTCCGACATTCGGAAACACCACAGTCAACGGAAACATCGTCGTCAGCGGCACAGTCGACGGCCGCGACGTGGCGGCAGACGGATCTAAGTTGGACGGCATCGAGGCTGGCGCTAAAGACGACCAGACCATCACCGTGGGCTCCGGCCTGTCCGGTGGCGGCACCGGCAACGTCACTCTGAGCCACGCTGACACGAGCAGCGTCTCGAGCAGCAACAACAGCGGCAACACATTCATCCAAGACCTGACGTTTGACACCTACGGACACGTCACTGCGGTCGGCACTGGCTCGGTGTCGGTTGGCAATGGCACACTGACTGTGCAGGGCACCGGCGCCTTGGGCGGGTCTGGCACATTCACAGCCAACCAAAGCTCGAACGCCACGATCAGCATTAGCCACGACGACACGTCGTCTCAGGGCAGCGTGAACAACTCCGGAGCGACAGTCATTCAGGACGTCACTCTCGACGGCTATGGCCACGTCACGGCGCTGGGCTCGCACACTCTGACACTGGCAAACTTGGGATACACAGGGGCGACCAACGCCAACTATATCACCAACAACAACCAGCTCACGAATGGGGCGGGTTACATTACATCGTCAGGAAGTATTACGGGCAACGCCGGCTCGGTCGACGGGTACAGCGTGTCCACCACGCGAAATGCCGCGAACACCATTCCAGTCCGCAACTCTAGTGGTTATCTAGATCTCGGCTGGATCAACACAACGTCAGGCGACACGTCAAGCTCGCTGTCTCGCGTTTATGTTGACACTGGTGACGGATATATCCGCAAATGCACACTGGCCCATTTGGCGTCTCAGGGCGGTTTCGCTGGCGATATCACAGGCGTCACTGCGGGAACAAACCTTAGCGGCGGTGGCACAAGCGGCACAGTCACCTTGAACGTGTCTAGCAATCCGAGCTTCACAGATGTTTATGTTGCGGATCAGATACTTCACACAGGTGACACGGACACCTATATGCAGTTCCACGCTGCAAACCAGTGGCGAGTAGTCGCGGGCGGGACTGAGCGTCTAGAAGTAAACGGCGGCACAATCACTGCAAACGGCACCTTCAACAACACTTCGGACGAACGGCTAAAAACTAATATTGCCCCCATCCAGAGTGCCTTGTCAGATGTTTGTCGCTTAGAGGGTGTATCGTTTGACTGGAAAGACACAGGGCACTCGACCTATGGCTTCATCGCGCAGCAGGTTGAACCAATCTTACCAGACTTGGTAAACACAAATGAGGATGACGGCATCAAGTCTGTCAACTATATAGGTTTGATCGGCCACTTGGTCGAGGCAATCAAAGAGCAACAGGCGCAGATCGACGCGCTGACAGCAAAACTTAACGGCTAATAGTTCAAAAGGAGAACGAAGATGGCTATACAGGTAAACGGCACAGAGGTTATTAGTAACTCTCGTGCGCTAAACAACATTGCATCTGTTGATGCGACTACGGCAACGGCAATTGGTGCTGCGGGTGTTGGTGGCTCACTAGAGTTTATTTCTGAAACTAATATTACTTCAGATGTGTCTTACATAGATATATCTTTTCCAACAGGTTATCGTAACTTTCATTTGCAGTTTAATCAGATGTTTACTACAAATGGACAGTATGCGAATGTAGCAGATTTGGCTATACAATTAAAGGACAGTAATGGAAATCTCATAACTGGGTCTCAAAATTATAATTTTCGAGAGTATAGACTGGGTACTCTTAGCCAATTATCCTACTACCAAATGGGGGGCATTGGCCCAAACTTGGCGCAAAATGCTAAAAGAAACGTCGGTCTGACAACTCATGTAACAATTTTTAACCCCAGAAACGCAAATGTACAAACGAAGTTTGACGGTGGCACCTCAGGCAGGTGTACGGAATATAACGATTATGCACTGTTCTCTAGGATGAACACGGGCAATCTCTTCGAGGCAAGCGAGAATATAGGATGCAGGGTATTTGCATTCTCTCCCGGTAGTAAAACCATTAGCGCTGACAGTCATAGCTATACAGTATGGGGGATTAAGTAATGCTTAAAGCATATGTAGATGGCGCACTTGTAGATGTAACACAAGAAGAAGTTGACGCTACAATGTATCAACCCCCGGCGACAGAAGGCCAAATCCGTCAAAAGCGTGACGAGCTCATAGCTGAAACAGACTGGTGGGCTACATCTGACCGCACCATGACAGCAGAGCAGACAGCATATCGTCAGGCTCTCCGTGACATCACAGATCAGGCTGGCTTTCCAACAGACATCACATGGCCCAAAAAGCCTGAGTAAGAAACCGCCACCTGCGCTGCTTGACTGCGCAGGTGGCATCACACTCAAAATGAGTGTATAATTGCCCAAGCGGCGGAGTGACAGAGGACTGACAGCATGGCAACTACCACAAACTACAGCTTCACGCTGCCGACGGTTGGGGGCAGTCAGGATCAGTGGGGCACTAACTTAAACGCCAACTGGACCAGCTTAGACGCGCTGCTGGGAGGCGTCAGCGCGGCCGAGTTCTCAATTTTAGACGGCGCGACGTCTACTACAGTCGAGGTGAATTATTTGTCCGGCGTCACTAGCGCAATTCAAACTCAGATCGACGCAAAGGCGCCAATTGCCAGCCCAACATTCACCGGCGCTGCGACGATACCCACCGCGACAATCACCACCGCAAACGTCACCACCGCCACGGTCACCACCGCAAACATCACCACCGTCGATTTCGGCGACTGGACGATCACCGAGGACGCGGGAGTTCTAAAATTTGCCACCGGCGGTGTTAACAAGATGTCTCTGGACGCAAGCGGAAACCTGACTGTCGTGGGCAACGTCAACACCTCCGGGACGATTGCATAGTCAAAAATTTATAGGGCACGCGAATGGCACTCATACCGTTAAAAATCCCAGCCGGCTTCTTTCGGAACGGCACAGAGTATGAAGCGGCCGGCCGCTGGCGTGACGGCAACTTGGTGCGCTGGCTAGGCACATCGCTACGCCCAATCGGAGGCTGGGTCGAGCGCTTGGCGTCTGCGACCACCAACACGCCGCGCGGCATGCACACTTGGCTCGAGAGCAATGGCTCTCGCTGGGTCGGTTTGGGCACTTACGACGAGCTCAAGGTGGTTTCGGCCGCTGGCGTCTCGTATGACATAACACCCACCGGCCTCACTGCCGGATATGAAAGTGCGCAGATCCTGACCGGCTATGGATACGGCATCTATGGTGATGGCTTTTACGGCACCGAGCGCCTCGATGTTACAACGCCAGAGGAGGCCACGACTTGGACGCTGGACAACTATGGGAGCTACTTGGTCGCCTGTAGCAGTGCAGACGGGAAGGCGTATCAGTGGACCGGGAATACCGCCACCGCCGCCACTGCGATTGCAAACGCCCCAGTGGATAACTTGGGTGTTTTCGTGAGCGAGGAGCGGTTTCTGTTCTGTCTCGGTGCGGGCGGAGATCCGCGGCTTGTCCAGTGGTCAGACCAAGAGGACATCACCACATGGACCCCGGCCAGCACAAACCAATCTGGCTCGCAGATATTGCAAACATCTGGAAAGATTATGGCGGCCCAGCGGGGGCGCGGGCAGAGCCTGATATTCACCGACATTGACATGCACCGAATGACCTACGTCGGCGCGCCGTTTATTTACTCAACTGAGCGCGTCGCCACCAACTGCGGCCTCGTGTCTCGAAAGGCGGTTGCCACGTCTGATGCTGGGACATTCTGGATGGGGCTGAAGTCGTTTTTCGTTTACAACGGCAGCGCGGTGCAGGAGTTGGAATGTGAGGTTAAGGATTACGTC